GTCCGTTGTTGTGTACTTCATCCCGAGCATAGCAAGATAATTGAACTTGTCTTGCATAGTATACCAATCAACGTTAGTCGATTCAACATGATCATCACCAAAACAAGTTAGCTCAAAATGATCAAAGTAATCATCGGTGTCAAAATTACGTTTAAGAACTTTGATCCCTTTGTCAAGAGCACAAAGAGTTGCTGCAGTCACATGAGCAATAGCATTGTATAAAATGTTGTAAACAGTGGTCATAAGATCACCACTTGGATTTATTCCAATCTCATTGACAATATATATCAAAGTGGCAGCAATATGTTCTGGGCGATAAGTCACTTCCCAAAAGAATTCATGTTCAATAAAGTCATTACCATCCCAAATTCCCATGTCTGTGAACCAACGTTCAACAATAGCCTTGATTTTTTGATTGATGTATTCCCTTAGGGATGCATCAAAATCAGAAAAATCACCGGGAAGATGTTTGGTATCGGGGCCAAAGCGCATAAGTCGTTCATACAACATTTTCCATTGCACACTATTTGGGTTAATTCCCATAGCACTAAAAGAACCAGTTGGGTCACTCATCATCATCTCAACAAACGGTTGATATAACATTCGCTTGCGTATCAAGATTTCGGTAGGGCCAGCAGAAAATAATCGAGTTTTCCCAGCATCGACTTTTTCATGTTTGCGTCTTTCATCTTTGAGGCAATCTTGCCAAATAATGCGATAGCGAGTGCGTTTCTCCTGTAAAGTTAAAACACAATTGCGCGCTATCTCACCCAACTCATCAATACGTTTTTGCAGTTCAGCATTGGGTTTGTAGGTGGGATTATGTCCCATACATTTCCTTTCAGGTGTGAAGCACTCACAATTTGGTTGTTGTCCGCAACAAGTGCAATTCATGTAGTACTTTTTCGCACTTTTACCGGGAGGAGAGGGCTCATGGTAATGGTAACCATATGAAGTGGACATATACAAACTTTCGGTATGACGCCATGTCTCAACCCCGTTTA